CTGGTAATGGTAATTGCACCCCTGTTTTGGAATGTTAATACCGCTGTGCCTGACATTGTTACTGCTGTGCTTAAAGCAATACTGCCGTACATAGTATTTACAACGGTTGCCAGCGTCATAGCCAGAGTTCTTGCGCTACAATCTATACCCCCAAGATTATAGCCAGTTACTAAAATTATTGCGCTAGTTAGCCCCGTATCAACAAAGGTCATTGTGTCTTGAGCTAATGGAAAATTTGCTGCCGATGGTGTACCGCCTGATAATAACGCCCAGCCATTGCTTGTGATTGAGGTAGCTGCTGAGTTCCAGTATTTAGCAGCACCAGTAGTAAATGTTATACCAGCATTGCCTTGAGCGTCACCAAGTCTAGTACCTATCCAACTTGCTACTCCTGCCCCCGTTATGTCTTGAAAATCTACGTCCGTTAAAGCTACTGCTGCAGCAGTTAATGTGCGAGTTGTGCCGTAAGTATCGGACAAAACCATGTATCGAGATGAACCGAGAGTAGTTGGTGCTGGAAAAGTCAATGTGCCATTAATAGTTTGATTTGCAGCAAGGGTAATGCGTACTACCCCAATAGCTGATTTCGATGCAAAAGATAAATCATGAAACGTGTTCGCTTGTGAAAATGTAGTAGCTGTTAATACTACACTGGTAAAATTTACATCATAGAAAGTGTAACCCCAACTATTTATAATAGTTCCATTAGAACTAAGATTTATAGTTGATGTGCCAGCGTTAAGAGTAAAATTTGATCCAGTAAAACTAATCGGGTTATTGCTACTAAGATTTACAACAGAAGCCCCTAAACTTAGTGACCGAACTAACGCTCCTGCTGATACAAGTCCCGAGGTGGTAACTGAAAACCCTGCGGTATTAAATGCTCCTGCTGTTACTGTAAAGCCACTGGTAAGCGCAGTTGCTAGTGTCCATCCACCCCCAACACCATTAAAAGTAATTGCACTTGCAAGGCTTACTCCAGCACTAATTGTCCATCCTGTTGTTGTTGCCCTAAAAGTTATTGGCCCTGTATAATTACGAGTAACTCCTGTTGACGCTATAGTCAAACTACCCGATATTGCCAATGCAGCTGTGCCAACAAAAGTTATATTACCTGTAGCTGGACCGGATATACTTAAACTACGGCAAACAGGTGTTGTGGTTAGAGTACAAGTGTATAAAGTAGCGTTGGAGAGGTTATCAAAAAAGACATCATCGGCAGCCGTTGGCACAGCTCCAGCTAAAGTGGTACGGGCTAAATCACTATACCAGTTAGCTGTGTTTGTTGTATTCCATCCGCCTGTGCCTCCACCCCAGTACCGATCTGCCACAAGCTACGCTCCTAAAAGTATTGGATTACCGTTTTCGTCTAAAATAGTATTACCGTCAGCATCAAGTTCATACTCTATTGGTGGCGTAGTGACTATCAAATACCAATCATCAAAACGCTGTTGCTTCATCGTTTCCAACTCATCATCTGTAAAAGCATGATCGTCTGGAAGCACAAGGGCGTCTCTCAGTACGTATAAACCATCTGATTTTTCAAACGGTATAGTCAACATATTATGCGGCTGTTGCAATGTAAGAAACACTAAGTGTATCCCCTGACGTTACTGTTTTAGACCCCCCAATAAAGTCTCCCGCAGAAAACAAAGTCCCTGTAGTACTGTCAATAACTGATGACCCGCCGATATTTAAGAAACAACCAGCAACTGTGCCAGAACCTGTCATAGCAAATACTTGAGCTATTGTTGGAGATATGGCCCCTGCTGAAGCTGCAGACCAAGATGGTGTTTTACGAGGTGCAGTATAAGTAGGTGCATTAGTTGTACCGACTTCTAACCATCCAGTATGTATAGCTTGTGTATCACCAACAACTGCAGTTCCTGTGCCTTTCAGTCCTAAATATGAAGTAGCTTTAGCAGTAGCACCTAGTAAGGTGTCCATAGTTAATGTTTTACCTACAGTAGTAACTAGGTTATCTATCTTTTCTTCCCACTTAAGCGTACCGTCTGAATCGTGACAAACTACATGATAGTGTCCATGCATTTCCATACTTTCGGTATGTGATGCTCCACGTTCTACTACCGCTGAACAAATGTCGCCCATGTTTGATGTTTCGTTACTCATTTTATTACTCCTAAGAAATTATAATAACAGCAGTTGTTACTGTTGCTGGTGGGAAAGTTACCGTAAATGTATTGTTAGTAGAAGAGAAAGGCCCACCAAAACCTAAAACAGCCACTGCCTTATTAGCGTTTGTAGAGTTATAAATTAAAGCTCCTGTAGCAGTTATAGTAGAACTTGCCCAGCTAATATTAGAAAATGTTACAAATGCAGTTGTACCAGAAAGAGTTATACTTTGACCTGTTAATGTCTTACCTCCTGCGACATATCCTGACCCTACTACCTCACCTACGCTTGTATAGGCTGTAGTACTTGAATTTATACTAGCTGTCGAAGAATACAATGCAATCTTAAAGGTGTTCCCTGTAAGCGAAGTAAAGTTATGTTGAGCCTCTAACAACTCTTTTTTAAACGATACGCATAGTGATTGAGTAATAGCCATCTTAGTTTACCTTATCACGTACTTGAACAACTCTATAAGAATCTTGACGGTTTTTACCGTCACCCAGTTGTTTAACTTCAGCCATAACTTGGTCAAATTTAGTTTGGTATGTTTGGATTAACTCTTGCTCACCCTTTAAAAATATATACCCTTCTACTAAAGCCCCCCAAAGTAAGGCATTAGGAAACTCTGTACTTACCCAAGTAGTTCCAGAAGCCGCATCTACAATAGACTCTGGGTAGGCGTAATAGTGCATTTCTACATCATAATCATCTACGGGTGTAGGACCTATTATAAAAGTGTTGTTGTCAAAAAGGCTATAGTATTGAGGTACTCCCTGTGCTGAGGGGTAAGGAAATGCCTCTCGTATATAGTTAACATCCTTGTTCAATAGGTATTGGTATGTAGGGGTAGGAACTAAATTAACTGTAGTTGATGGTATAACGGCTAAAGAAAAGATAGACAAAAAGTCTGACGGTATAGTTACGTACTGGTTCCCTGCTGTTAGGGTTCCTGTTACGTTTACACGAAAAGCAGGTAGCTGCACTGTGTTATTAATAATAATCTCAGTGTTTTTAATGAAGTTGTCAATGTTTGCAACAAAGGTAGGCTCAGCGCCGTCACCGACATACTCTACCATAAGGTATTGTTGTATAGCTGTTGTCAACTCATCATATGTCATCGCTTAGCCCATTTTGCTTGTAGCCATAGTGCCTCTAATAGCTGCACCAGTACCACGTACTTTAATAGTTTTTTTGTTGTCTATCTTTACAGGATAGCCGTTGCCTACAGGAGCAGGTATAGATTTAACACCCTTGTACTCAGCAGACCCTTCAATATGCTTAGTCATTATCTACCCCTTCCAGTGCTCTTTTGGTTCGCTACACGAGCTAAATTACGACCCATCTTTTTAGCGTCCATAGATGTAATGCCGCCTTTCTTAAGACCCTTCATAGATTTCTGTTTGTCGTGTTTGGCGTCTTTTGGGCTCTTTTCCCAATCCGACATAGACATCTTGTTCTTTTTTGCTAATTTTTTGTCTTCTTTAACATCTTTAGAAGAACCTTCAAACTGTGCCATATTATACCTCAAGTAATTGTAATAAACACATCATTCAATGTGGTGGTAATAGTCTGTGTCGCCACAGGGTTAAAAGCAAATAGACCTCTAGAGTCATTTAAATTCGTATCTGGTCTTGGGTTGCGTAGAGCCTGTGGGTCATTTGCTACCTTTTGAGCGCCTATTATACCTACCCAGTTTTGTGGGTGGTCGCCACCAACTTTGTCCATGCACTCTGGACATACTCGCATATTTATTCGTTTACCTACAATAACATAGGTGCGTAATCTTTTTAAAGGGTACCTAAAACTGCACCTATCACAATACCCAAACGCCCGTTTCTCACCAGCAAAAGGAGTAGCCACTTACCAGCCCCCGCCGCCTACACTGCCTATGTTAGGCACAAATCTAAAAGATACTCGTTGACGATCTTCATCCGCCGCCAGTTCAAAAGCCTCTTCATAGAGTTGTTTAAGCATTGGTATCTTGCTTTCTGCTTCAGGTGTTTTAAGAGCTAGGTTATAAGCTAGTCCAGCAGTCATAGCTTCTAAGAATCTAAAAGGAATATCAAGCGTATTTACGCCGCCTTGTCCTGCGTCTTGCATTCTACGTAACCGCCAATAGACCAATGTGTACCCAGTTTGACTAGGTAGAGGCCATATCTTAGCTGTAGGTGTAGGAGACTGTCTATCAACAAAAATCTGTATAGGACGTCCTTGGACTAACTTGTTTGGTATTGTTGCGTAAGTAGAGACACTTATACGTGCTATTTGAAGGTCAACTTGGTTAGAAGTACTACCGGGGTTTTGGCGTATGACAGTCTCTATTAAATCAATAGTATCATCAGGCAAATCATAAGTACCTACCCCTACTAACAGAGGAAACTCCCCTTGTTCAATAGTCCATAGATTAAGACCTTTATTAGCCCAAGAAGCCAACAAGTAATTTAAAGACCTTCTAGCTGTTCTAAACTGATAGCCTGTGCGGATTTCTACCCCAACACGCTCAAAACTTTCTTCTATTATTTCAGCTATGTCTGGATTAAATGTAGTAAGACCTGAAGTGCTCATGGTTAACCATAGAATATAGATATACTAGCGTTTGCAGGGAGTGTGATATACACCCCATTTTCAAACCTAACACCTTCACCGGGTATTGTAGACGCTATAACTGCTGTATTAGTTGTTATATGAAGGGTCATTTTTATAGTTCCACTACCTGCGGTTGGGTTATCATAGAAGTTTATTTCCCCTGCCGTACCTCCGGGGCCCAACTGAAACCCCCTAACCCTAGTAGGAGCCGCATACGCTATACCACTAGCATCTAAATGAACGCATTTTACATCTGTCTGTTGCATGATCTTTTACCTTTGTTGTGGTCGTTGTACGGGCATCGAAGTTGGATTGCCCTGAATTTGTAAGCCTTGTGGGGACATGTATTGTGACATACTTGGAGGTTGTCCTTGTAGAGGTGTTTGCATTTGGCCTACTGGTTGCCCACCTATACCTGCGTCACTACCACTATTATCCCACCCCATATTGTTACTTGGAGACATACCACCCATATCAGGGCTAGGTGCGTTTTGTACTGGTGGTGGGGTATTCGGTTGGTTAGGTTGCCCTTGCTGTGGGTAATCCATTAGTCCTTGGTTAGGGGAGGCGTAGTTATTGTACGAGCTCTGAGTATTAAACTGTGGAACAGGGTTCGCTTGCCCTAACTGTGGAGCTTGTGGACCTCCAAACCCTTGACCAATAATACCCCCATCTGCATAACCTTGTCCTCCCCCAGCCATTAGCGCATTGCTCCTTTAGTATGACCCTTAGTAGCACAACCATCACCACGAGAGGCAGCTGATCTAACAGAGCCGCCTTTAGCATAGCCTTTACAAGCAGAGCCGCCTTTCTTCTTAGTAGCTACCCCTTTACCTTCTATTCTAGACTGTATAGCTTTATTGGCTGCACTATCACTACCTTTACCAAAGCCTTCATAAGCATCTTGCATACGCTCAAACTTACTTTTAGTTTTAGGCGCAGCTTTTACTACAGGCTTAGCTTTAGGACCCGCATCAGATTTGTTCTTAGGGTTACTTACATCTAAACTTGTATCGCCCTTAAAATCACGTGTATTAGCATATTTAGAATTAGCACTCGCCCTATCACTCTCTTTCAATTTACTTAGGAAAGATGTTTGGTCTACAGGTTTGTTAAGTACGTCTTGTAATGATCTATCTGGTTTACTAGCTATAGGGGTTTTAACAGGAATACTTGTACTTTTTGGCATGTCTACTCTACTCGTAAGTCTAATAGGCTTAGCAGTAGGCTTAGGCATAGATGTAGATGCTTGTCTAGTACTAGGCATTGCTCTTTTGGCGCTGTAAGGGTTAGACCCCATATGAGAGTACTCTTCTGAAGCTCCCTGTTTCTGCTTAGCAAACCTATCTTTTTGCTTTTCTGCGTCTTTATAAGTATCTATATCCTGAGCATTAAGGTCTTTAGTTTTTTGCTTGGGTCTGTTTGGATCATAAGGTACGTAAGCCATTAGATCATCCTTCCTTTTGTGTGACCTTTAGTAGCACAGCCATCACCACGTGATGAAGCAGAGCCGCCTTTAGCATAACCTTTACAAGACCCACCAGCTTTTTTACCTTTGTAGTAATCAGAGCCGCTAAAGTCTTTACTAGGTGAGTCGCCTAAACCAAACTTATCAGCTGTCTCTGACTCGTATTTATTATGCTTTTCAATCATCGCTCTATCAATATTAGCTTGACCAACATCAGGCTCTTTTTGTTTTTTTGGCATTTTTACTTTAGTAGCCATTAGATTATCTTCCCACGAGTTTTGCCTTTTTTAGCAATCCCGTCAATAGAACCACCTTTAGCATAGCCTTTACAAGCTGAGCCGCCTTTTTTCATAGCTGGTGCCATCTTTCTCATAGCGCCTAATTGAGCCATGTCTGGAGTTGGAGCACGTTTAGTTACTTTAGCTTTAATTGTATCTTTTTTCTTTAGTGGGAACATACCCGCTTTTAACTTAGCCATATCAGTTTTACCTCTAGCTTTTTCTTGAATATCGGAAATACCACGTGAAGGGCGAGTCATATTAATACCTACCCTCTAATCTATTTACTACCACAATTCCACCTTTTTAGTGAGGCTGCTTT